TCGAAAACGAGCGGTACCTCGTCGGCGAATCGCTCGTTGGAGAACGCGAACGACGCGCTGTCGAGCATCCACTCTTCCGGCAGCACGTTTCGCGCGTTGCTCCGCCGAGTCCCAAGGATACCAAGCCCATCAAACAACGTCGCGACGCTTTACCCGAGGAGTAAGCTATGCCAATCATCACCAACACCAACCCCGGCAACATGATCGCCGACGGAGTCTATCTCGACCTCGTTCCGCCGACGCCGGCACCATTCTCCGGGCCGGCTACCGGGCTCATCGTCATCGACGGTGGTGCAAATGACGGCCCGGTCAACAGCCCGCAGGTGTTTTCCACCGCGCAATCGCTGTTCGCGGTATTCGGGAACGATACCGTATCGGCGAACAGCCTCGCGCGCGAGGCGCTTTCGGCGATGCCCGAAGGGCAGCAGTTCATCGGCAATCGCGTGACCGATGGCACCGATACCTCCGCCACCATCACCATTACCGATGCCTCAGCGGGCGTCGTCGCAACGCTCACGCGAAAAAATACGGGGTCGTTTGCGAACGGCGCATCGGCAACGCTGACGCTACAAAGCGGTACGATGGCTGCTTCGCCGGTTGTGCAGGTTGCTATCCCCTACCCGCTCGCCGTGCAGGAGGTGTACGCGAACATCGTCGCCTACGCCACGGTTGGCGGGGGATATGACGCAGCAGTCTTCCAGCCTAATCTCGTAGCGGCGATTAACGTCGGCAGCGCAAAGGGCGCTCCGTCGCCTCGCTGGACGGCGAGCGCAGGAGCATCGACGCTTCCGCCGCAAGTCGCAACCTTCGCCGCGTCGGGCGGCACCGACGGCACCTCAACGCTCAACTCGGCCGATCTCATCGGAACCGATGGGCTCACCGGGCGAACGGGAATCTACGCCTGCCGCGGGCTCTGCTCGGGTGCGCCACTCGTCGTGGCGGGCCTCACCGATGCAACGAAGGGGCAAACGCTCGTAACGTTCGCTTCGGAAGAAAACTGCATCGCGTTGCTCGCGTTCCCCACCGGGACGACGACGACGGCAGCAATAGCCGCTCGCCAAGCGAACGATCTCGTCAGCCCGAATCTGTTGCTTTGCAGCGATTGGGACACGACCTACGACGTTATTTCTGCCAAGACGACCAACGTCTCGCCGATGGGCAAGATCGCCGGGCTCATCGCCGCGCAGCCGGACTACCAATATCCCGGAAATCAGCAAGTCTCCGGAGCGATTGGGATGCTCGGTACGGAGCGCATCGTCGGGGGAATCTCAACCATCTCGGCAGCCGAAGCGGCAGTGCGCGAGCAATCCGGCATCATGTACCTCGGGTTCATGCCGCGTGCGCTCACTGGCCCGCAACTGGGTCTTCCGCACGCCGTCACTTCCGACGGCGTGACGATTCTTTCCGACGTGCGTATGCTGAAATCGATTTCCTCCGTCCTCCAACAGCGGCTGGGAGCGGTTGTTGGCACGATGATGAGTTCGACTCCCGGAGCGACATTCGGCCAGCCCGCATTCGGGATCGCGCGCGATACGATGGACGCGTACTTCCAGGGCTTGCTTGCAGGGCCGCCTCAAAAAATCTCCGCCTATCAAGTGTTGCTCGATTCGACGAATAACTCGGTCGCATCGGTGCAGGGAGGATTCCTCATTGCGTCGGTGCTCGTCACGACGCTCAGCGCTGCTCAGTTCATCGTCGCAGCGTTGCAAGTTGGCAAGACGGTACAAATCCAAATCTCGAACGCAGCGTAAGGAGTCATTATGGGTGCATTAATCAACTCTTTTAACGTCGGAACCGACCTTTCGCTGACGATTTCAAACAATCTCAGCGGCCTCCCAATCGTGCTCGATGGGAAAAAGACAAGCTTCACCGCAAAGTCCAAAGATAAACTCGTTGAAAGCTTGCCGATCGATAATGGTGGCATCCCAGATCATCGCGTCATCGCTGCCGGATGGAGCGGCTCGATCGATGTCGATAAGCAAAGCGACGACTTCCAGGCGCTCTATGCGGCCTTGGAGGCGAACTATTTTGCCGGCGGCCCGCAGAACTATTTCACGATCACTGCAACGGTACAGCGCCCGGATGGAAGCGGCCCTTCGCGATACCAATTCCTTAACGCCGTGTTCCATAGCTACGATCCCGGGATGTTCAAGAAGGAATCCATCGTGACCGTAACCGTCACGTTCGACTGCGCGCAAATGGTGAAGGTGAGCTAGATGGAGCTAACACTGTCGAATGGCCGCAAGGCGGAGTTTCGCGCTCTCAATGCGCGCGAATCCATGCTCGCCGATGGGTTTATCCCAAACGGGTCAAATCAGGTCATCTTCGTTAAGACCTACGCCATCTGCGGCGTGCGATCGGTAAACGGTGAAGCGGTGAATGCGCTGCGAAATAAGACCGAGTTCGATGCATTCGCCGATACGTTGTCGTTAGGTGATATTGCGGCTATTCTGCAGGCATTCGAGGAGAGCGAATCGCCAGACGGAGCAGAGTTAAAAAACGGGTCGAGCGTCACTACGTCGCAAGCGTAGCGGCGCTCGTTGCTCAGGGAGTGTCGTTTTCCGAGGCGATGTCCATGACCGAGGGCGAGCGAACGGTGTGGCTCGTCGCTATCGGCCGGGCGAACGGTTCGGAGTTTGATTTCGACGGGATGAGGTGGCGAAACGATGGCTGAGAGAGTGTTTTCAGGGCTCGGGTCGTTCACGCGGTTTCTCGACGAGAGCGTCGCGAAGGCGGCCTTGGTTGACGTGGAGTTAGCCGAGGCCGCCTCTATCGTTTTGCAGCGCAACATCAAGGATTTACACGGGTCAAGCGTGCTCCGCGATCTTGCTCCACGAACGCAGGCCGAGCGTACGAGGCTGGGATACTCGGCGAACGAGCCGTTACTTCGTGACGGGTCGCTTCTACGCGATAATGTCGAGCGGATGGCGACTCCGGGCCTTGCAGCGGCCGGGTCGGCGGAACCCGTCGCGGGATATCAAGAATTCGGGACCGAGACCATCCCGCCGCGTCCGGTCTTTTTCCTTGGGATGATGGAATCGGAGGCCGAGGTTGTCGGCATGATGGATGAAGTCGTAGCATCCTATGCTGGATTCCGTCCTGTCTTTCGCGCGGAGGAAATCGTCTAATGGCGTCGTTTGGATCGTGGGTTGTCGAGTCGATCATTCGATTCTCGACGAATGGCCCCGAAACGATGGCGCGCCTGTCGTCGGCGTCGGCCGCAGCAACCGCTAAGGTCGAACTGCTGACGGGAGCGGTCGATCGGCAGAGTGCGTCATTCCTTCGCAACCAACTCGCCGCCGAGAAGGCCGCACTCGCGCATAAAAAGATGCTTGCGGGGATCGCTGGTGGGATCGCGCTCGCGGGCGCGGCGATCTCCGCCATTGGCATCGACGAGGCGGCAAAGCTGCAATCGGCGCTGCTGTCGATCAATATCGCGACGGGAACCGGCGGCTGGCGCGGACTTGCGACGCAGGTATCGACGAGAACGGCACAGTCGGTAACCACCATTGCCCAAGAACTCGCAACTGCAGCTTCGTCTGGCCTAACGAACCCAGCGCAGCTCCGCACGGCCTTCCCGCAGATTGCCCAGGCCGCCGACGTGCTATTCCTCGGGCCAAAGAAGATGAATCCCGTGACGAGCGTCGGGCAGCTCTCGCAACTCGCGCATTTGTTCGGAGCGTATCACGGGAAAGCATTAAGCGAGATGCTCGACAAGGCCGTTGCGCTGATGTACACGCAGCCGGAAGCCCTAAATCGCGTACTCATGCAGGGGAAGATGTTTATCCCCCTTGCGTTATCGGCGGGCGTGTCGAGCAGCGATTTATGGTCGCAGATTCTCACAATGGGGCAGACGGGGTTCCTGCGCGGGCGAGGCGGCGCAGGGCTCGCGATGATTATTCGCTATCTGTCGGGCGCGACGAACATCACCGCGCATATGAGCGCTGCCCGGCGGCTGGCGTTATACCAGCTCGGGATGTTCGACGCCCAAGGGAATCTCAAGTTTAGGTCGGCAAGCGGAAAACTCGAGCTCGGGGCTGCGATGAGCCACCTCTACGACGAGCGGAAGCGGTTCGACCCGACGACGTTTGTGGGGCTACTACTCAATGCGTTTGGGCAGCAGGGAGGACGCTATGCGGCGGCGATCATGCGCCCAGCCGTCCACGACCAGGCCGCCACGAATATCGCGCGGATAAATGCCATCGGGCACGTCACCGTGCTCTTCGATAGATATATGAGTACGTTTGCCGGGTCGTTCAGCATATTCGTCACGGATATCAAGACGATTCTGACGGACGTGTTTTATCCGCTGCTTCCTACGTTTACGTCCTGGGTGAAGAGCCTCGATGGACTCTTTGGCTGGCTCGCGAAAGCTCTAGCAAAGAATAAGTTCGTGGCCGGTGCAATAGGAACCGTTCTGCTCGGCATCACCGGAGGTTTTACGGTGTTTGCAGCGACGATGGGGATACAGGCGCTATTCATCGCTCGAAACATTGCGGGCATTAGCGCAAGTCTTTCGGCGCTAGCCACAGGGACGGAAGTTTCGGAAGCGACGCTCGCCGGATCGTTGGGGTTGCTCGATGCTCCCGTTGCTGCGGTCGTTCTTGGGATTTCCGCGCTCGTGTTAGTGTTAACGCATCTCAAGCAAATTTTAAATGGGTTCCATTGGATTGTCACGCACTACAATCAAGTGCCGAACCAAAATATGCGCTGGGATCAAAAACTCGGCCGGTTCGTACCCGCTCATCTCGACAATTATTTTTCAGGGGCTTTCGGTCCGTTCGTGACAACCGCAAAAGGAGGAGGGGCGTGGAGGCGTGCTCCCGGTCATCGCGAGGATGGCGGCGCAACCACGTTCAATGTCACGCAACACTTCCATGGGCATGCCGATCCCGATCAAATGCGAAAGGCTGTCGAGTCCCTGCTCCAACACCATCAGCTCCATATTTTGCGAAAGCAGTCTCCTCACAAAGTGACCTCGGCAACGTTACCGATGATTCTCTCGACCGGGCAACATTGAGAATATGCCACTTCTAGGAATCGGAACGTCTCTTTCGAGACTAAATCCAGCCGTTGAGCAGAGCGAATCGGGGAAAACGCCGCTTTCACTAGGCGGCGTTACGTTTTTCACGCAAGAGGTTCCCGAGCATCTCGACATCGGCGCAGCCGAGCAGATGATCGCAGTTCACGATCTTCCCGGCGGAACGCGCATAACGCACGCGATGGGGAACAGGGCGAAGGATGTCGCTTGGACGGGGCGTTTCTTCGATGCAAACGTCGCGTTGCGCGTGCGGCAGCTGCGTGCTTACCAGGTCAGTGGCCAGGAGATTCCGATCTCGTGGGGCACCGAGCGTTATTTTTGCATCGTGAAATCGTTCGACCCGGGATATCGCGGCGGATATAACGCCTACGCGATCACCGTAACGATTACGCGCGATAATAACGGAGCGTTTGCCCTTAAGAATGCGACCTCAATTGACCAGCAGGTCACGGCGTTGCAGTCTCAGGCCGAAGCGCAGTATAGCTCCGTCCAGGCAATCGACCCTAGCGGGGCTGCCTTAGTCCAGCAATCGATAACGAACTTGCGCGCCGCGATCGCAGCGGCAATTCCCCTCGCCGTGAACCTTGCGACGGAGGGAAACTCGTTGCTCGGCCTCGCAAACCTCGCGGTACAGTCAGCGCAAGCGTACGTTGGTCAGTTGTCCGAGTTGGCTTCGCAATTCGCCATGGCGACAGCGCTCGTTGCGTCTTTGCAGATGATATCGGCGAATATCGCTCGCGGACAATCACCCACTTCCACGACCGTCGTGGGCGGGTCGCTGTTTGCTCTCGCCGCGACGGCCTACGGAGACATTGCTCAGGCGTTTCCGCTTGCCTTGGCAAATGGGCTCGTGTCGCCGTTACTCTCATCGCAGGTCGCGACGACCGTCGTCGTTCCGCCGGTGCTCGGATGAGTTCCGGGCTGGCTCCTACCCCGTACAAGGTATTCTCGCAGCAATACCAGCCCCGAGCGTCGGCGATTATTAACGGTATCGAGATTACGCCTCAGTCGTTCTCGGTCACGAGCAACGCGCACGGGTCAACGGATACCGCGACGATCGTTGCACCGATATCAAACGGGCCGGATTGGACGGTCGCGACCGCGACCTCTGGCGATGCTCCGGTGTACGTCACGATTCTTTGCGGCTTTGCGGCTTCGGGGAATGGAGACTACTCGCAGTTAACGCCGATCTTTACGGGCGTTCTCGATACGTTCACCGCGAGTCTGGAACGTGACGAGATAGTGTTTACCTGTCGGAATCTTGCCGCTCCGCTCATTTCGACGAAAATAGCGACGCCATTCGCTGGCGAATCAATGACGACGCAAGCGTTTATCCAGCAGCAGGCGTCGCGCTTCGGGTTGCAGACGGTTTTCAACGCCTACTCATACGGCACGATGCTGCAAGTGCTCGGGTCGGAGTTTCAGACCGGCGTCAAGCAATGGGTGATCTGGGATTTAATGCTCCAATGCGCGCAGTATGACGACGTTGATATATGGGTCGATCTCAACGGTGTCTTGCATTATGAATCGCCTGGCCTGATAAAGCGGCAAACGAACTACGTCGAGTGGGGAACCGATATCAAGTCCTTTTCCGGTGGTCACGCATCGCAGTTTTCGAAAAATATCCGCGTCGAGGTGCGGAGTTGGACGAAAAAAACGCGTGTTTCTACCCGCTCGCGCGCGTCCTCGCTTCCTGGCGGGCTCGGCGGAATTGCGCTTGAAACGACGAGTGCGGTCGTTACGACCCAACCGATCTTCGGAACGCTGTCCTCGGTGCGAACCGAGATTAGCAGCACGGGCAAGGTCACGACAACCTCCGCTACCAATAGCGGAGGGAAGGCAAACTCGGGGTTTACGAACGCCATCGCCGAGAGCGGAAAAGAGACCTATATCTTCTACAAGAAGAATGCGACTCCGCAAGAATGCGACGATCTCGCTCAAAAGATATGGCGGCAAATCACCATGCATGAGTACCAGGCGACAATTGTGCTGGTAGCCACGCCGACGGTGATGCCTACGTTGAACATCACGAGTCTCATCCGCGTGCTCAATGCTCCTTATGCGACGCTCAACGGCCTCTATTGGCCTCGCGAAATCACCCTCGAATATAGCACGGGGCACGGTCTATTTTGGAAGGCGATCATGGTAAATCACCAACTGCCTCAGGGCGCAGTATAAAGGACGCATGATAAACGAAACGCTCGCCATTGTTTCGGCGCAGAGTAACGACCCCGGCTCTGGGATCGAGCGCACGACACTTGAAGGAGTCGTTATGGCCGGCTCTTGGAATGCTGCAAGTGCAACGGTGCAATGTTTATTGGGCGACACGGCGCTAAACGCATCGCTTCCCGATTCGTCCGATTCAGCCGTCATCGTGACTGCGACGTTAGCGGTTCCGCAAATCGGTGACCAATACGGCCCGGTGGGCGGCGAGCGTGTGCTACTTCAGGAATCGCAGGGCTCTTGGTACGCGCAGTTCGAACACGGCCTCGACGACAGCCCTGGAGCGCCGTCTGGCGAGCGGTGGGTCGTGCATCGCAATGCCTCGGGCGTCCCCGACGCGTATCTGAAGCTGACGAACAGCGGCCCGACCAACGGCGACGGGCTCGGCGGAACACTCGTCGGCGGGAACGGAGCGCTCACGGCGGCGACAACGAAAAGCGGGCATAGTGTCTCGCTCAACGATGCGACGAAAACCATTACCGCTCGGTCGGCCGGAGGTTTGCAGCACGAACTGAACGACATCGCCCAACAGGTGACGACGGCAACGGCAACGGCAACGCAGACGATTGACGGCGCGGCTAACACGATCACCCATGCTGCGGCATCGGTCGGGGTCGGCGCGTCATTCTCCTCGCAGGCTGCGCCGCGCGCGGCAATCGTGAACGATGACGTCTCGACCTTCGAGAACGCGCTGCACACGCAGCGGCTGGCCGATTTGGAAAACCTCGCCACGGCGGTTTCGCAAGGGCTCGCGCAGGCGTCACCAGCCGTGACGCTTTCCGCCGCAGTCATCATCGGTCTTATCGCCTCGCTCGCGCATATCGCGGTGCCAAGCGGTAGCGGATCGGTGCGGGTGACGCCGTGAGTAGCGCAGCACTCGGGTCGGTCGAGGGATGGCTGGAGTGGGGAAGCGACTTCGTCATCGCTCCAAATGGCGACTTGCTGCTAGCGACCGATACGGCCAACACGACCGATGCGACAACGCAGCGGCTCGTTCGGCTGCTTTTAACCAATCCGCGCGTTGCCGTACCCGGTGGCGGCTTTACCACGCCGGGCGACCTGTTCAACCCGACCTACGGCGCGGGGTTGCCTGCAAGCGTCGGTGGGATGTATGCCGCCAGTTCCAACGCTGGGCTACCACAGGAGATTGAAGCGCGTATCACCAGCGCACTCAACGTTGACCCATCCGTTCAGTCGGTGCAATCCATCGCCGTAACGACGCAGAGCGCCGGGCTCTTCGTTGACATTTCCGTTACGGCAACCAACGGCCAGACCATCGTTCTCCCATCATTGCCCCTGTCGAATCTTTTCTAAGGAGCGACTATGCCATTGAACACCCTCACGTTAGCGCAACTGCAAGCGTTGTGGGCCACGCAGTTCACGGCGTCGGCATTGTCGCCGGCAAATACCGATCCCGGCTCGTCGATGGGGGCGATTGCTAATGCCGATTCGCTCCTGGCGCTGCAAATCCAGAACGAGATTATCTACGCAGACGGAATCTCGAGGCTTGCGACCTCGGTCGGGAGCGATGTGGATTCGTTCGTGAATCCGTTCGGCATTTATCGGATCGGAGCGGTCGCAGCGCAGGGCACGGTCACCTTCTCGACGCCTTCCCCGGTCGGAACGCAGACCGTCGTACCGCTCGGAACAATCGTTACAACCCAAGGCGGCTTGCAGTTCACAATCATCGCCGATCCGTCGCAGCCGAGCTACTCTTCGTCGCTGAACGGCTACGTTATCGCTGTCGGGCAAAGTTCGACAAACGCTACGGCGCAATGTTCTGTGGCGGGGACGATCGGGAACGTGCTCGCGGGGCAAATCACGGTCATCTTCGGCTCGGCTGGCGCGCCGTTTCCCTCCGGGGTCACGAGCGTTACGAATCCCGGCGCCTTCACGAACGGGGTCGATCAGGAGAGCGATTCGGCACTCATCGCACGCTTTACGTTGACGGTATCATCCGGGCGCGTCGCCACGGCGAATGCCATTACCGCAGCGGTGCTCGCGATTCAGGCTGGGCTCGTCGTGAGTTTCGGCGATCAAGTGAACGCCGATCTGTCGCCTCATGCAGCCTTCTTTACGCTTGTCGTGAACGAGGCAAATACCGGTACGGGCGCTTCGCCTTCACTTTTGAGCTCTGCGACGAGCGCTATTAACGCGACGCGAGCGGCTGGGATATCTTTTGCCTGCATTGGGCCGTCGTTACTTCCGGTCAATGGCGCAGCCACGATCATTGTCGCAGCTGGCTATACGACGGCAACGGTTTTAGCCGCCGTTCAGGCTGCGTACATCGCCTTCGTAAACGGCATCGGTCTGAACGGTGGCACGAGCCCGACGAGCTGCTCGCTCGCGCGAGTATACGCGTCGCTGCTCAGTGTTCCGGGCGTTCTCGACGTGCAGTCCTTGACGCTCAATGGAGGTTCGAGCGATATCGTTGCGCCGTTCGCGAACCAACTTATCGCCGGAACGGCGAACTTCGTCGCATGATTTTCTATGATGAAACGGGAGTCAACCCACTCCCTGCTGGCGTCTTTGTTGCGCTGTATCCATCCGCTGGCCCACAGACGTTGCTCTTTTCCGGCTGGACACAGGCGGCCGGAATCGTTCCTATCACGACTTCAAATGCGGTCAACTACAACGGAGTTTTTATTGGGCGGCAGGCTCCCCCGAATCAGACCGTCGTCGGCGGAGCGACCTTTGCTTGCCAGGGATATCGCTCGCCGTCGCTCTCGGTCGCAGGATATGCCGTCGAGGGGGCTGCGTTGTTGCCGTCCGGCTGGACGAGCGACGCAGCGAGAGCACAAGGCGGCATTGCATATGCGCTGATGGCGGGGAATGCGGGCATTCTTCAGGCGCTCGATGCCATGGCGCAATACGAGATCGAAAAGATGCGACTGCAGAGTTCTGTCGGTTCAGATATCGACGCGTGGGCGGCGGACTTTCTCGGGACGACGTTGCCTCGCTATTACGGCGAAGGCGATCAGACATACATCGCGCGCATCGAAGCGGCGTTAGCGGCAGAGAAGTGCACGATCGCCGCAATTCAGAGTGCGGTGATTTCCTATTACACGGCGATAGCGCCGCAGATGGCGCTCGCAGAGGTACCTAATATCGCGTATGACTCCGGCCAGGGTGGCTACGATACCGGGCGCGGCGGCTACGATACCGTATTTACGGCTCCGTCGGCAGCATCGGTTATCCCCGATATTCTCGTGTGGGATCGGATGACGCAGCCAGGGTTAGCCGCACAGTATGGCGTTTCCGAGCCGGAGTTCGTCATTCAAATCGGATTTAAGAATGTCGAGGGCTGGGCTTGGTACCTCGATAACTCTTTCCTCGATAACGACACATTTCTCATCGTTGGTTCGTCGTCCGCGTCGCTCGTCACGGTCAGCCCAGACCCGCGCTTAGGGGCGCTCGTGAATCTCACCAAGGCCGCAGGCACGCAGCCGCTCTATCTCTCGTATCAGGAGGCATGATGTCACTCGCTCCAAACACGACCCCCGCTCAGCGGATAGGGTTTCTGCAGAACGTGCTCGTGCAGTACGAGGACGAGGCGGCTGAGCAAGTTGCTAGCCTCTCTGAAGTCGGCAAGGGCGTCATGGCGCAGCAAGGCGTCTTGAGCGCATTGCCGGTAGCAACGTCGCCCGTTCCTCCGCTTTCGGTGTCGACGAATAATACGATGCTCGTCACGGTCGGCGGAGGCCAGATGGTCTTTTGCGATGGCTATGTATGCGACGGCTGTCAGGCGCAGGGCTTCACCGTGCCGCCGGCTTCTCCGAGCGCCGTGCGCGTCGATCTCCTGTCGATTGCGCCGCAGGCCGTTCAGGTCGGCACGCAAACGCGCAATGTACTCGTCGCCGGAGTGCCAACGCCGACTCCGGAGCCGCTGCTGAACCATGGCGTGTCCTACACCTATACCGAAGGAACTCCGGGATCGGGGCAACCGGCGACTCCCGCCGGCACCGTCGCCTTTGCAACCATCACCGTTCCGATCTCCGCATCGGGCATCGTTGCGGGCGACATTTCTTACCTTCTTCCGACGATGAATCCCCAAGGCCCCATCGGGCCAGGAGCGTTCACGCTCACGGCCGCTGGCGTGGTCATTCCTTCGGTCAACTCGACCGTTACCGTGCCGATTATCTCGGGAGCAGCTTTCCCCAACGGCCTGGATTGCGTCGTCTCCGACGGCACGCATGCGATTCACGGATCCGTTCAGTCCGGTGGCGGGACGACGACGCTGACCGTCAAGGTCGATGCGGTATTGCTCGGGGCGGTCGGCAATACGATTGCCAGCGGCGCGACCGTGGTTCCATCCGGGTCTGCTGGCCCGCAAGGCGCGACAGGCGCGACGGGCCCCACCGGAGCGCAAGGGAGCCCAGGGCATGGATCGACGACCTCGACGCTCGCGACGACTATCCCGGCGGTAGGATCGAATACGACCGTTACATGCGCAGACGTGACGGCGTTCCCTGTCGGCTCGTACGGCCTCGTGTCCGACGGGTCACACGCATTCGCGTTCGAGATCACGTCGGTAGCGGCGCTAACGCTCACCGTGACCTGCACGGCCATAACGCTTGGAAGCGCTGGCAACAGCGTTGCCTCCGGCGCGACGGTCACCTTTACCGGGGTGCCACCGAGTGCTACGGCGCTACCGATTGGATCGGTGATGCGGACCTATGACAGCCCACCATCGGTGAGTCTCGCGCTTCCGGCCGGTGGAACGTGGTTGGTTGAGTGTGTATGGAAAATGTCGCCGGGCATCAACACGTATTTTAGTGCAACGATTACGCTTGCCGCAGGGGTGCTCTCGGCCCAAAACTCTCTTCCGGCCGGTACCGTCCAAAACAACATCACGGGCGGTTTCGTCGCGGGGTTTATCGGCCAGGGGTCGGGCGGCCAAACCATCACCTTCGATCTCAATGTCATCGGCTACGTCGGGACGAACTACGCCACCCTCACCGCCATTCGCATCGGATAAGGAGTCGCTATGCGTTCTCGTTTTTGGTCTCTCACGCTTTCGTTGGCGATGGCGCTAGCGATGGTCGCTCCGGCGCTCGCTGGAAATCGGATACAGGTCTACCCGTCGCAAAATCCCTCCTCCACGCAGGTCAACCAGCAGCCGCGCTACGACCGTCTGACACTCGGGGACTACCTGCGCGATGCGTTCGGGCCGACAGCATCGACCTTTGCCGACCTCACGATCGCGCCGGGCACGGGGCTCTACGTCACCGTGAGTCCGCTCGTTTCCGGGTCGCAGGGGACGGTCTACCAGATCGGCCCGGACGACCCGAATCCTATTCCGGTAGGATTCTCCCCGAATCTCCCTGCCGACACGACGCCGATAATGCTTGAGGGGACGACAGCGAGCACGAGCGCGCCGATTGGGCCGCTGACGGCTCCGGGCACGGGGCTGTCGACGTACTATCTCATTGAGGCCCAAGTGCAGACGGTTGACACCAATCCACAGACGTTGACGTTCGTGAACTCGTCCGGGCAGCCGTATACCCAGACGCTCGACACCGAGCGTAGCGATCAGGTGGTCTATAGCGTCGTCGCGGGAACGCCCGCGTCGTCGCCGCAGGTTCCCGCGACGGGTTCGGGTTGGGTGGCGGTCGGTACCGTGCTCGTGCCTTCCGGCGTATCGCAAATTACGAGCGCGATGATTGCACAGTTGAATCCGTGCGGCCCCGGGTCAGGGTCATCGTGCGTGCCATTCGGCGGGTTCGTGCAGTCGGCAAACGTCGTGCATGTGTCGCCCGCGAGTAGCCCGAGCCCCGATAGCGGGAATTCCGCTGTAAGCGGAACGTTTGCAGCGGGGCAGATTGTTTCCACCGCTCCCAACGGCGTTGCGCCGCTCCAAGTGATATCCTCGACGCTCGTGCCATTTCTGCATGCGGCCGTGAGCGACGCGCTCGATACGATTTTGCCGCTTGCACAAGGAGGTACGGGCACCGCTTCACCTATCGGAGTGATCCCCGGTTCGTCCGGAAACCTTGTGTGCTCCGGTGCGATTTTCAACCCGGGGCAGACCTGCGACGTTGCCGCCTCGCCGACCTTCACCACGGTAACGGCAAGCGCAGTAAACGCGACAAACCTATCGGCGAGTTCGCTACCGAGCCTTGCATGTCTCGGAACGAACGCGAGCGGTACGCTGCAGGCCGGGTCGTGCGGGAGCGGGTCGCTCACCGTGAACGGCACCGCACCGATTACCGCTTCGACGAGCGGCAACATTGCGACGATTGCATGCCCGAGTTGTGCGGTGCTCACCGGGAATACGTATAGCGGGAGTGAGACGATCGCCCCCGCCGGGACGGCGACGGCAACGCAAGCCTACGGGAGTGTTGGCGCGTTTACTGCGCAGAACTCGACCTGGAATGGATCGAACGCGGTGACGAACGGCTGGACGATTGCCGCCGACTCGTTGTCGAATCTCTTTTTCAAATTTAACGGCACATCGGAAGCAACGGTGTCCAGTACCGGAGCGCTGACGCTTGGGACGCCTCTGGCAATAGCGAACGGCGGCACCGGAAGTGCAACGCAGAACTTCGTCGATCTCTCAACGGCTCAGACCGTAAATGGCGCAAAGACGTTCGGAAGCGCCCCAAGCTCGGCAAATGGCTATCTCGCGGGCTCCTCAACCTACGGCCCGACGAGCGCAACGGTTGCGGGCGCTGCTACAGCGACATCTTACGTCATGTCCGGTGGTTCATCGGCGTTTTCGGGACCCAATCCGTGGGTGCAGAACGATGGCGCTAGCGTTTTGGGAATGTCGTTCTACACCCCGACAAGCTCGACGAACGGCTACCGCTGGTTCTCGGGTTCGACGAATATCGCCGAACTTACAGCAACGGCGCTTACCACGAGCGGCTACATCGTCACGGGCGGCGGTAGCGGCGTGACCCTTGGATCGGCAGGGCAGGTTGCAATGTCTTACAACCAATCATCGACGCAAGGCGAGATGGATTTGTGGGATTTGTATAACGATGCATCAGCTCCCAACACCGATACCGCGTTCTCGTTTTGGGGATACAACAACGGCACCGCAACAAACTATGCGAATATCCTGCGGAATGGAGCCGGCGCGTTCGAAGGAGGAACGAGCCCCGTAATGGTCGGCGGAGGCGCGTACCACGGCGCTTTTGATCTGACGAGCAACGCGGTGCAGTCGTTGATTTTGCCAGCATCTGCGTCGCAGCCCTTTACCGTTGCGAACGCCGCGAATTCGGTCGCCAATTTGCAGGTATTGGATGGCGGCGGGGTCGTCGCGACCAGAGGCGGCGTGACCCAGCTTGGCCCCCTCGGGCCGTGCTACACGGCCTCTGGCTCAGCATGCGGCTCGACGTTTCACTCGGTATACGGCACCTCGTCGTGTTCGGGCACAACCGGCTCCGTCTCTTCGCTCGGCCTTGACTATGCTGGGCTGTGCACGGACTCCGTTATCTTCTCTGGAGCCGCGCAGTTCAGCACGGGGCATGTCGCGTGCGAAACAGGGAAGGTGACGATAGCCCAATCTGGAGGAACCGCTCAAATCGGAGACTTTATGATTACCTCCGGTTCGAACGTTTCGACGCAGGCCACATTTGGAGTCTATCCAATCATTACAACGACCGGAACCTCGACCAGTTACACGCTGACGTTCACCTTCAAATGTTCGGGAGTCTAGGATGAATGAGGAAACAAATCAAGAGCGACTCGATGAAGTCGTCGCGCACCTCCGCTCGTTGGAGCGGCGAATGACATCGCTCGAACGCTCGATGTTCGGCTTCCACGACGACGAGCGTAATACATGGATTCCCGGCATTCTGCAGTCTCTCGCAGAGATGAAGGGCTTGCTGCTCTGGTTTGTACGGCTTGCATGGGTCATCGCCCCCGCGCTGATCGCGCTCGTCGCTCATCAATATGGCGTTGTTGACCTCCTAGGCAAGTTCCTGGAGTCTTTCCACTAATGGCGTGGCTCATTGCTTCGGCCATCGTGCTTGCGCTCGCCATCATCGGCTATCTGCTCTATATCGCCATCGTCATCGTCAGCTCCATCATGCGAGCGGGGAGGTAAAATGGGCGCAACTGATTATTCGTGGATGAAAGAACTCGAACGACGCATCACGATCTCGGAGGGATGCTCGGCAACGCGTTATTTCGACTCGCGCGGCATCCCCACCATCGGTATCGGGTTCAACCTGCAGCGTGCCGATACATACGGAGCGCTGCTCAAAGCGGGCGTTGCGCCGACGATGGTGCAAGCGGCGATCGACGGAAACGCCGCACTCACGCAAGCGCAGATCGAGGCGCTACTGACCTACTCGCTATGGCCGATCATCTCCGACGCGCGCTCGTCACTTGCCTCGGGCATCTACGATGCGCTTACTCCGGCACGGCGGTTCGTCATCTGCGACCTCGTGTACAACCTGGGGCTCGCGGGCTGGATGGGCTTCCCGAACACGCGCGGAGCAATCAGCGCGGCGCAACGCGCCAAGGCCGCTGAGGCGACCGACGCGCACGCGCTGTTCGTCGCGGCGGCAAACGATCTCCGGCAAAGCGATTGGTACGGCCAGGTCGGCGACCGTGCGAAGCGCGACTGCGCCATGCTCGAAGTCGGCGTCTGGTGCGACCCGCAGGGCGACGGCTCGGACATTCTTTGAGGGTTTGCAGCATGAAGTCAATCTTTTCTACCTGTTTTGCTACATGCATTGATGTGCTCGTGCGTTTCTGGGCGTCCGATCGGTCGAGTGTCATCGGCGGCATCGTCGCCCTCTGCGGATTAGCGGCGACCGAGCCGGGGGCGACCGCGTTGCGAACGCTCGGGCTGCCCGGCTCACTCATTGTACGGATGGGAGCGCTTGCTGCGGTATTCGGAGCGCTTGCCATAACGCCGCGAAAATCGTCGTAGCAACATGCGGCAAATACTCATTCGCGCGCGAAGCGAGATCGATGCGGCCATTCGACGACTCGAAGATATGGAGGCGCTGTTCCCAGGTGTCGCAATCGCACTGCAAAACGTCGTCGCTCTGACGCTCGTTCCCGCGCGCGAAAAGATCGAGTCGGCGATAGATCACATTGCCGACAACGAGCCGCCCGACTAGCGCAGAAAGCGCCCGAAGAGACGGAAATAGACCCGATTCCGCGCTCGACGCATCAGGGGAACCGGATTGCCGGAGCCGAGATGTCCGAGAGCACGCCCCCATGCGGCGGCTCGAGCGAGGCGGTAAAGCAGATTAATCATGCGACCATCATGCGCTCGCATCGACGAAAACGCAAGGATACCTCCAAGCCGCGCCGAATCGGGAAGATATGTCGTTCGCGGCTCGCGAGCCGGCAAAAAGCGAGCCGCGCCAAATCACCAAGATCGAAGGAGAAACTCATGGCTAGCCTACTGTCCATCCTCGCCCCGCTCGAGGGGCAGATCGCCGATGCGGCGCTTGTCGCGCTGGACGCGAACCGAACCACCCTGCTCGCGGACGCGAACGCGCTGGGCGTGAAGGGCATCGCCGCTATCGCCGAGGTCGTCACGAACGCGCTTCCCGAGCACGGGCTCGGCGCAATCATCAAGCCGTTTCTCGCCAAGGCGATCACCGACGCGGAGCCGCAGATTATCGCGTTGCTCGGCGGCGAGGAGCAGGCGCTCTACGCCGCCGCCGAGGCGTACATCCAGGCGTTTGCGAAGGCCCACGGCGGCTGAAACACCCGCTCGGTCGGCCGCAAGAACTTCAGGCACTCTCTGACAATCAGGGGGTGCCTTTTTTGTTTCCGGTCGCCATCATCGCGAGAACTATTGGAAGCGCCTGCGTCCCGCCAGCGCGTAAAGCGCTCTGAACGATGGTTTCTAGCATTTGCCCTGGCGTGACGCCCGCCGCAGAAAAGGCCGCTTTCGTCTCAACCGAGACGCGGACGGTGAGATAGGCTCGTCGCCCGGAATAGCATTGGCAGGCGGAGGTACCGCGTGTGTGCCCGCATTTCCCACATACCATCCGCCTGCGACGATGGTCGCAGAATTCGAGGTGGCATTCCTTACAGACCCATGTTCCCTTTTTGGGCGTTTTGATGCGCCCTTTCTTCGAGCCGCCATGACCAACGCGATCTACGCGCATGAGCGCGGGCACGCTCTCACCGAGATAGTCCTTCTCGCGCTTACGCCGCCGCTGCACCTGCGTGAGTTCCGCCTCGGCGATCTCGCGTTCTTCGTCCTCGTTGAGGACGCGGTCGTCGATCGCAGAGTACGATTCGCCGATGGCGAGGTCGGTCGCGTCATTCTGGGTATAGCCCTCCGAGATCAGGGCGTTGATACGGCGGCCGAGATGGCGGATGGAGCGGGTGGCGGGTGAGAGATCGGCCTCTTCGACCTCAGCAATAGCATCGATAGGGCGACGTACGCGGTGGCGATGCGAAAGCCCGAGCGTAGCCGAGGAATCGTCGGCGAAATCATCGTTCGTTCCCACCATGAGGGAATCGTTCGCCCCGATTCCTGATGGCCCTGCGGCGAGAGAACGAGGGGAACGGGAGCGGACTGGGTCAAGTATAGGTTCGTCGCATTGGTACGGCGTGGTTGGGTTTGTCGCGATGGTTAGGGGCTCATGGTTCGCTCCTTTCGTCGCAAGCAGCCTCGATGTTGCAGCGCCACGCGCCGCCGCCGTCATCCACAGCGCGCCGACCGAATCGACGGTGCGGCAACAGTCCGCGCAGCGTGGCTCTGGCGGCATCTAAACCTCCTTTTCGATCCAGCCGTCAACGAGCGCGGCGCCTGAGGCCAGAAGTTCGGCGGCGCGCTTCTTGCTTGGTTTCTGCATGAGGTAAAAGCGGAACGGGTACTGATCTGCGGCGAGTTTGAGTTTCAGCCATGCGTCGCCGCCGATGTCGAGAAACCCCTTCACCTCGTAGCAAACGAGTTCCCCGCTCGCGAGCTGCACGAAGAAGTCGGGGTTATACCGTGTCGTGAGGGCGCCATCGGTAAGCCGGAGCGACGCCGCCTCGTACCGATACCAGAGCACGTCCCCTGCGCGCTTCCTGGCCTCCAGGATAGCGGCGAAGGCGGCTTCGAGGTTGTTCATCGTGCCGGGCTCCTTGCGCTTGCCCCAGGCCCGTTTCTTGCTCGGGAATGGCATCCTAGTGTCCGCTTCTGCCGCCGAACAGGCTGGAGATCAACTGAAGTATCTCATCGGTGTAGAAGCCGAGGAAGAAACCGCCAGCGAACGCAAGGAGCGCCCATGTGAGGGTCGGCATTAGAGCGCGTCCTCGTCGTCGGCGTCGTCGATCTGCTCGTTGAGATCGGAGAACGGCAGCGGCACTACCCCGTCATGCCCTTGCGCCTTGAGATCCTCGATAACCGCCTCTCGACGCGCGAGCGCCTTCTTTTGCTGACCCTTGAGCCGCGCGATGCTCGCGGCAAGCGACTCTATCTCGGCATCGACCGATACGAGCGCGTGCAAAAGATCGCCGATGCCAACCTCAATCAGCGGCGGCTGGACCGGTTCGACGAGCGCGGCCTCCTCGCCGTCAACCTCGATGAGGCGTCCGGTGCGGCCGTCGAGTACCGGCGGGGAACCAATGTCTGCGTGCATGTCCTATCCTTTCAAGATGCTGCGAAACGCGCAGCGGCGTATTCGAGGAGATCGGCGGGTTCTTCGGGCGCTGCCGGCTCGGGTGATTGCTCTGGAGCGGGTTCGGGCTCGAGCCGTTCGGAGGGCTCGCGTTCATCGTACAGCGCTCCGGCAAGGTCTTGGTTGCGCTCCGTCCACATCGCCTGCGCGCCGAGGAAGTTCATCGGCAGCGTCATCTCGTTCCCGTCGCGCGCCTTGTCGATCTTCCAGAAATACTCGATGCGCGTCCATTCGCGACCTCCGTGCCCCCGCTCTTTCTCGACGACGGTCTCGCGGTAGGGCAGGATGATCGTCGTGGCGGTATTCTCCAACCCCCCTCCGTCCCGTAGGCGCCCTTTGCTCGGAGCAGCGGGAACGCCTCGCACGGGTGCCTCGCGGCTGAGATGATGCGCGACATGCACGGGAATCCCGAGTTCCTTCGCGAGCGCCTTAAGCATCCAGACGACCCGCTTCTGCCGTTCGTGCGTTCCGGGGTCGCGGCCGGGTCCAGAGTGCCCCACTACATCCGAGAGCGCGCCGAGCGTGTCGATGAAGACCGCCGAGAGCGCCGAGTTCCGGTGTAGGCGACGGCACTGCGCGACAAGATCGTCGGCGCTCATGGTCTCATCGGACAAGAAGATTGGAAAGCGTCGTAGGGTTATGAGCGCGGACTGAATGCGCTGCCGTTCGCCGGGGGAAAACGGTTTCTCTCCGGGAGTTCCGGGCGATCGGTCGGCCTGCGTGCCCTCGCGCTGACGCCGGGCCGAAACCCCCGAGAAGAGCGCGACGAATCGCTGGAGCGTCTTCCACTCACCCATCTCGGTCGTGAAATAGGCGACATTCCCATAATGCTCCGCGACGTATGCGGCGAGTTGCGCCAGCGCAAACGACTTTCCGACGCCCGGATCGGAGGCCCACACGACGAGCTCGTCGGCGGTAAATCCGCCCGTGAGACGGTCGAGCGACGGCCACGGAGTTCGGAACGTCGGCACCGACGCCATGCGCGCCGCGTAGGTTTCCGTGACCTCCGCGAGCGGGCGAAGCGATGGCGCCGCGAGGTCGTCCGTCGCGGCACGCAGGATCGCCAGGGCGCGTGCGGCAGCGCCGTCGGGGTCGGCCTCGCCGTCGTAGGCTGCTGCGCTAATCCGCTTCCCCGCCGTAACCATCGCCCGCAGGCGCGCCTTCTCGCGCACGAGCTTCGCGTAGTGTACCGCCGATGATGCCGTCTGCACGCTGCTGACGAGCATCGAGATATACGGTGCTCCGCCGGCCCTCTCGAGCGCGCCGTTTCTACGGAGCTCCTCGACGACAGAAATGCGGTCGAGCGGTTCGCTACGGCGCCAAATATCGAGTAGCGCGGCGAAGATGATGCCGTGCCCGAGCGCGTAGAAGTCTTTCGCGCGCACGATCGGCGAGATTGCATCGAGCAGCTCCGCGTTGACGAGCGCCGCGCCGAGTATGACCTTCTCGGCGTCGAGGTTGTGCGGAAGTAGGCGTTCAGCCACGGTGCGCCCGTGACGCGACGATGATGCGGTGCCACGCGCAGAGTGTCGAATCAGGTTCGGCGCGCTTGCGGCACTGGTGTTCGGCCTCGAACCAGCGGCGAGGGACGATTGCGGTGCATCGCCCATCGGATTCGAGGCGATACAGTAGGCATCGTGACTGAGGAGGAAGCTCGCCGCTCATAATTCCCCTCGCTTTGCCTTTTCGTAGAGTTCGCGCTCTTGTGACGGTGTTAATGCGCCGCCTGCAAGCCTGCGTGGTGCGAAAACGTGCTCGCATACGCTGCATTTTTCTCCGGGAGAATCATGGTGGCAACATCCCGTTGCACAGCACTTCGCGCAGAACGAATCTAGTATTAGCGGCTCGTGATCCTCGAAGTGATGCCCGCACGTTTCGCAGATCGCGTCTAGTGGGTACTCGCTCATCTTGTCACCCGATTTTGTAGCGTGGCGGAATAATTATTGGCGGCTCTTGCGCTCCCGCATATATTTCGAGCAGCGAACCGCAGTGTTTACACCACGCCCATGCGACAATATCGGTTCGGCCAAGCCGCTTCTGGTGTTCGGTGGAAAGCTCACTCAGCCCGGTAAAGTCGTGCGCGGCATTTTCGCCGATACACCCATTCATCATTCGCCTCCATTCAGCGCGGCTTTGAGCGCAGCGCGAGCGAGGACGAGCGTGTTCGCGTTACCAAGGATGCCGTCGATGGTCGCATTAACGACTTTGCATATTGCGTGCGAGGCGCGCTCCACCATCGCATCCTCGATTTCGTCGTACGGAAGATTAGGCTTCGGAATAATGCGTACAGAGTTATTCATAGGGTACCTCCGGGGGCGCGACTTCTCGCCAGTCACGGGCGCCTTGTGGGATCATTCTTCACTCGCTTGCAGCAACGAAAGCGCGATCCAACGGGCGAGCATCTGCGGGACACCCTGCCCGCGGTAATCGCCGTCGATCTCGGCGAGCGCTGTTCCGTAGCGGAATGATGCCTGCTCGGCGTCGATGAGTCGATGCGCGGCGTATTTGCCTCCACAGAGCGCGCACGGCCCTTGCGTCTCGATCTCTGTGATGGCTTTGCGAATTGCGGTATCGTCGAGTTCTATGCTCACTTCTTCTCCCCCACAAACAGCAGGTGTTTGGTATCACTCACGATGCACTCCTCACGCAAGCCATGTCCAAGTCTATGCCGCGAAAGCGCAGCCCAGCGAAGCGACCGCCGACGTGCTCAGGGTCGATGCGCGCACCAGCAGCGCGCAGCGCCGACAGATCGCGCGACAGCGTCCGCTTTGATACCGAGAGCGCCATAGCGAGATCGTCGAGTCGAACGCTCTTCCGAAGCCGCATCTCTTCGAGTATCCAGATGCAACGAGCGACGGGGTCGCGCGCCGACGCCTTCATGCCACGCGCTCCGGTGTTGCCGCGAGATCGCGAATCGCCTGGGTCATCGCGCCCTCCGGCTAAAGACTTGCGTCGGCGTGCCGGTCATCGGAGCGCATCCAGCGCTTCGCTCGTCGCGACGGTTACGGATTCCCGCGCGCGCTCGCGTTCGCGCTGGCGCTCGATCTCCTCGCGCAGCTCGTCGGCGACGATCTGCACCGACCAGCACTTACCGCGGAGCCGTAACGAGGCCCGCGCGTGCGCGGCGTGAATCGCCTCTTCGCCGATGCCGAGCGCAGCGATCTCCAGCGCAGCGCGCTTATTCCGGTGCCGCCAGCGCGACACCGGAGCGGCAGGCGGAAGGTGCGGCTCGCAGAGCGGCCAGAGCGTTGCGAGGACGCGGCGCGCGCCAATCTCGTTCTCGCTCGGGGGCGCGCCGGTCGCGATCTTGCGCGGGTTTCCCGCTTCGGCGAGCAGCGGCGGCTGATACGGGCGGCGCGCGGCGCTCCTCACGGTTGCAGCACCCACCAAACGACCGCCACGCAGAACGCGAGCAGCAACGCGCCGCCGATGATGTTCGCGCGATCGGAGTCCGCGAGCGCCGCCGGAAGCCCACGAAGCCCCGAGCAGCCCCAGCACGAGCAGCGCGCACCGCAGAGGTGACACGCCTGGTAGACGCGGGAGTTCTCGCGGAGCCTTTCCAGGACGAGCGCTGGCGAATGGTCGCAGCGCGGCGAGCCGCCGTGCCAGGACGTTCCCCAGGGGTCTTTCATTCGGGTTCCCCTTCCTGAGCGAGATAGATGCGCGGGACGGTCTCTGCGCCGAGGACGAGCTCGGCTCCGCACCGCCGGCAAAAGATGACGCCCGCACGGGAGAGCGATTCGCAGAAGTCGTGATGCTCCGCGACGCACGCGGTATCGCCGTCGGTGCTCACGTTTGCTGCTCCTCGACGATCGCGCGGGGTTCGTTGTCGAGTCCGCGGAAAGTCGCTAGATGCGCGCGACTTTGCGCGAGCGCCGTCGATGCCAACGCTGCGTGCGACTGCACCTCGACGATGCGCGGGTCAGCTTTCGCGGCGAACGGGTTATCGAGGATTTCGGCGAGTTCGGCATGGAAGAGGTCGAGCGCGTGGTTCGCTGCTGCTAGGTGCATCGCGAGCGATTCGCAGCGGTCGTCGTGTTGCGTGGTCATCGGGCGATCTCCTTTTCGTAGTTGGGTTTTTCGGCGTTGAGCGTTGCAAAAGGTGTCATCGTATCCCCTCCATCGGCCACATTTTGCAACCGTGCTCGCGCACGCGCTCGATGGGCAAAACTTCGGCGAACGGCTTGTAGAGGATGGCGAACTGCTCGGGCGTGATGAGGTCGGCAACGACGATTGCCCGCGCCGCATCCCCCGCCGCATCCCACGCCGCAAACCGCGCCGCAGACCACGCCGCAGACCACGCCGCAGCCCACGCCGCAGCCCACGCCGCATCCCCCGCCGCAGCCCACGCCGCAGCGTCGAGCGTCGAGATCAAGTCGATGAAGGCTGCGGCGGCGCGGCCATTGGGGCCGAGTGCTATCCACGCCGGGATATCGCGGACGACGGTCAGCGATTTCGCGCCGTGTTTGTGCCTATAGCTCGCAAGAATCGCGGACGACGCGACCTCGAACAGTCGGCACGGCCACGCTCCGCCCGCCAGTGTTGCGCTCGGAGCGTCGCTGAAGTGCAGCAGGCCGCGATCGCAGAGTTCGCTCCCGTCGCCTTCTGCCTTCGCGGTTTCGCCGAGCGCGTACCGAAACGAGGCGTCGGTGAACGAGGAGCCGTCAGGTCGGACAGCCTTGAAGTAGTGGCCGCGTCCGATGACCGCTTCGACGGTCGCGCGGTAATACTCGCCGCCCGTCATTTCGCCACCTCTGCGCGGCGGCGAATGAGGGAGAGAATATGCGGCGACACAGCCGATAAAGAGAACGCCGCGCTATGGCCGGGAAGTACCTTGTCCCCGTGAACGTCCAGAATGCGATACAACCCACCATTTACGTTCGACTGCAATATCCCCAACCATCGGCTGCTCGCCTGAAGCGTAACGCGGGCCGTCGTAGGACGGCTCGGGGGCTCGGTAGGGGTGGCACCAGGGGCGCGCCCCATCGCACTTTTCAGGGTTGTGGGCGCGCATAAAGTTCTCGTGAGCATTTTCGCCCTCGCATCCATCTGGGTTCGCGCAGGGTGCATCGGAGTCGATGCTCACTTCGGGCTCCGCTGGCTTCTCCTCGGCTTCGATCTCGGCAAGGACGGCGCAAATAATCTCGACATCCGCCCGCCATTGGGCTGCGGCCTTCTCCGCAGTTTCGAGCGAGTGCTCGGCGGCGTACAGGACGCCAGCGATCGGATTGCCGCCCAGCGCGTAATCAACCGCCCATCCGCGGGCGCGGGCCTTATCGAGCCGTAGCGCTAACTCGTATTTGTTCACAGCGCAGCCTCGCATTCCGGGCAGCCGCCAAGGTGCGCTCCGGGTTGAACCTCGCCGCACGCCGGGCAGCGCGCCGCGTTGGTCGCGTCCTCGGCGAGCGCATGCGCCTGCTCTTCGGTGAGTTCGCTGAACGACGCGACGCGGATGCCGCGCTCTGCGGCGTAAGCGAGTCGGTGCTCGCGGCTCTTGATGCCGATTCGCGCGAGGGCGTCCATGAGATGCTTTCGCATTCCGTCGCTGAGGGGTGTCGGAGTCGGAGCGGAGGCTTGCACGGGCGGCGACGCGAGCAGCGGGTGCAGCATTGCGTCCATCGCGACGAGCATAGCACCCGTCGTTCGCTGCGCGTTAAATCCCGGGACGTTCCCGGCGGCCCATTCACGCGCGTCCTCGGGCAGTTTCAGATCGGGGCGCGCTGCGCGGACCTCCGCATAGAGCGAGCGTATCTGCGCGCCCGTCGGCACGCGCGGTTTAGCGGCAGATTCCGTCGGTGCTGCCTCACGCTGAGGCGTGCGGGGCTGCGGCGCCTCCGCATCCTCGATATCTTGGGTGAAAATATCGCTGCAACCCGTCGCGATCAGCGCGGCGGCCACGAGCGCGCGCTTGTCGGACATTTTCAGAAACGTATTTTGGAGGTCGGCGATGTCGGGGTTTGGGATGCGACCGATGTCCTGCGAGATAATCGCCGCATCATTGTCGGCGTACTTCGCGCCACAGCCGCCTTTTTTCCCGAAGCAGAGCCAGCCGCCGCCGTACTCTTCCTTGCCCTTGATGATTGCACTCGCTCCGCAGGCCGGACAGGTGCGTTCGGACTGCCGCCACCGATATTTCGATTCCCACGACGAGCAAAAACCGCTCGCGCGGGCGATGACCATTTTCTCGCGCTCCAGCGTTCCGGTTTGTCTATAGATCGTGCATTGACGGCGATACGCGATATATGGTTCGCCCCCGTGACGCTCGCCCGTGAGATCGGTCTCCGGCTCGCCCTCGTCGGAAAACTCGGCGTGGAGCCCCATCGATGCGAGCAGGAGCTCGGCGCCGGACTTAAGCAGGGTGGGCTTGCTTTTCGTGCCGGGAATGATGCCGTAATGGTCGCCTTCCCGCATTACGCGCCTGAAAAATTCGTGCTTCGCCCCGACGCGCTCGACCGCCTCGTCGATACCCATGGCGAAGGACGGCGTCCAGGTCGCCATTTCGTTGGTGCCGCGTACGGCGAGCGCACGTTGCGGCGGCGAGGCCGCAGTCTGCGAGGTCGTTTCGACGATCTCGCCTTCGATCGTTTCCATTTTTTATCCTTTCACCGCGAGCGTATCGCGCTGGTAGATTCGTATCCCGGGAATGTCGCGCGTTCCGGCGCGCACGGCGGCGCGCACGCGCGCCTCATCGAGCGCGAGAAACTCGACGGGCACCAATCGGAGATCGACTGGCTCGAAATCCCATATTTTGCGCACGGTCGCCGACGCGCCCGCAGCGGTCGTTACGGGCTCGGGGCGGGCGACTTCTGGGGCAGCCGCCGCTGCGAAAGAAAGCGCGACCTCGGCGGCGACCGATTCTCCCGCCTCGTCGAGCGAGACGATCTCGGCGAGCGCACGCTCCTGCGCCTCGCGGTGCGCGCGCTCGGCCTCAGCGCGCCGCGCGCACTCCTGCTCGGCGGAGTAGGCGAGCATCTTGCGCTTGATTTCGCGCTCGGCCGCGTCGAGCGGCGCGGAGACCAGCTTGAATTGGTCGTTTATCATTTTAACGTGCGCGTTGAGCGGGCGCACGAGCGCGTCGCGAGCGCCATCCGCGCGCTTGCGCATCGCTTTGAGGCCCGCCAGCGCATCGGTTCCAGCGCGCATTCCCGCGTCGCCGGCGACGACGAGCGATTCGGCGAGGGCGGTGAAATACGAGGCTTGCCTTGCGACGGCCCCGACTTCTGCTGTCGGCGGGGCAAGTGTGAGGGTCGTGGTCGGGAGGGGAGGCATCGAGGTCATATGGTTCCTTTCGGGGGGGGGAGGGGCTAGAGGGCGAGTCGCGCGGGATTCGTGTTTCGGGGGCACGCGGAAAAGCGGCAATAGCCGCAGCGCCACGTATCGGATGTATCGGCGAGTTTCGCTGCGTCGGCGAGTAGATCGCGCTTCGTCATCATCGCCAGAATCTCCAGACGGTCGATTTCAGCATCGACGAGCGCCCGCCAGTCGCGCGCATCGTAGGTGTCGCAGCGAAATTTCGGATGCGGCATGCCATCGCGCGCAAGACCGACGTTGTAGCCAATCGTGAGCAGCGTGAATCGATCGGTCTCGGCACCGAGCGCATAGGTCGCGGCCTGCAGACATTGGCTCGGCTTCGCGGCGTCTGGCGCCTTGAGGGCCCCCTTCGCGGGCGTCGTCTTGACCTCGACGACCTCGGTCGCGCCGTCGCCGAGCCGCGTGGCGAGCACATCGATGCTTCCCGGTACACCGCGATACACGACCGGGCGCTCCAGCGCGATCGCGTAGCCATCCGGGACTGCGGCAGCGAGGAGCGCGCCGATCCAAGCCCCGAGCAGCGTGCCCTCGTCCATCACCAGCCGCGAGCCCGCTGCGATCGGCAGATCGTGCAGGCCGAGCGAGGCGGTCGCGAACTCCAGCGAGCAGCGCCCCATCGATGACGGGCGAAGAACGTGGTCGCCATGCGACGCCGCGAGTGGATTTTGGGCGATCCAGCGCCCGACCAGATGGTCGGCGGCAGCCGCGCGCAGCGTCGGTGATGCGAGCGAGGATTCGAGCAGTGAGACATAGTCGAGGAGTGGCTCCATCACCATTTCTCCTCGCCGAGCAGGCGCGCCTCGCGATTTGCGAGATCGCCCAGCAGATAGCGCGCGTCCTCCGCGCGCTTCCCGGCGCTCGTGAGGTCGGGCAGCGCATACTGCTGCGTTCGACAGATCGAGCAAACCGGGATCGAGTAGTGCCTCGCGACTCCTTCCGGTGCGGGCAAGTCGGGGGAAAACGGCGCGAGCTCTTCGACGCGCGTTTCGTTGCCGCAGCACGCGCAGTGGCGGCGGGGCAGCAAATCGAGCGCAGGCGTCGGGCGGCGATAGTGAGGGTAGGGCATCGTGGCTCCTTTCGGTTCGGGGGGGAGGGGGGGCTAGATCGATGCGGCGATCGTGCGGATGAGGGCCTTTCGGAGGCGTGCCTCGGAGAGCCGCGTGAACGCGGCGAGGGCGGGGAGATGGCGCTCGTCAGGGACGGCACCCGCGCGCCACCGAGACACCGTCGATAGCTCGACGCCGCATGCCTTCGCGAGTCTGCTGGTACGATAGTCCGCGAGCAGTGCGGCGATGGTTTCGCCGCGCGGGGACGGAGCGGGGGCAGCCGCATTCGTCGGGCGGGGCGAGAGAGAGCGCTTCGTCATACCTCCATTCTACGCG